CGCATGGGAACTAAACGTTCCGTATCTCCAGCAGACAAAGCAAGATTCTTCGCCGCTATCACCGCAGGACAATCCATCAGCGAAGCGTCCCGAACTGCTGGCATCCACGTCAACACAGGTTCCAAATGGTTGAAGAAAGCGAAGGCAGCCCAGACTGCTGCGGATGCGGCTGAGGCGTCAGCGAAAAAACATAACCGTAACCAGGGCGGTCAGCAACGTGACGAATACAACGCCTTCATGGACGCTATTGATTTACCTTCTGCATTATCAGATGAGAAACTATGTGATGAGGCGAAACGAGGGAAAGAAGATTTTGCTTTCTTCCGTGAGTATTACCTTGGGCGTGTCCCGTCTCCTTGGCAGGTAGAAGCCGCACTAGAACTTGTAAAACTGTTGGAGTCGGAAGAAAAAGAATTTGTTGTCGTGAACGTCCCGCCAGGTGCAGGCAAATCCACCTTGTTCCACGATGTTGCAGTATGGGCGATTGTGCGTGACCGCAAAATCCGTGTGATGATTGGTTCAGTATCACAGAACATGGCGAAGATGTATTCCCGCCGTATCCGTGAAACCCTTGAACGTCCGATGCCGATAGAACCAGACCCACAACTTGTGACTAAAGGGTTGGCACAGAACGCTAAAGGATGCCTTTCCATAGACTATGGCAGGTTCAAACCTACCGATAAGGGTGCTTTGTGGCGGGCTGAAGAATTCGTAGTAGAACAACTAGACGGGAATGGACTTGATAACAAAGAACCTACAGTTCGTGCTTACGGTATTGAAGCAGAATTCATCGGACATCGTGCCGACCTATGCCTATTTGACGACGTTGCATCCCCAGACAACGCCCGTGAATCTGTCGCCCGTGACAAACTTCTTGAAAGATGGGACAACGTGGCAGAGGCTCGTTGCGACCCAGGAGGGTTACTGGCTGTTGTTGGGCAGCGCCTCGGACCAGGCGACCTATACGCACATTGCCTCGCAAAAGTTACCTACGATTTGGATGATGAAGATTATGACGGTTCGGATGTCACGACACCTGAACAAGTCAATGCGATGGAACCCCTCAAATCCACGAAATACAAACACATCATTTATCAGGCGTACTATCCAGAGATGGACACAGGGAAAGAGTCCCGCCGTTTTGACGCCCCAGCCTACCCAGAAGGACCCCTCCTAGACCCCAAACGTCTCCCCTGGAAAGACCTGTCATTTATTCGTTACAACAAACCCGATGTTTTTGAAGTTGTTTATCAACAAGGAGAACTGGAACTTGACGCATACCTTATTGACAAAACGTGGATACATGGCGGGCTTGGACAAGATGGTGTGCAATACCAAGGCTGCATTGACCACGAACGAGGTCACGGGGAAATCCCTGCTGGTTTGGCACCGCCCGTACTATCCATTGTTTCTGTGGACCCATCTCCCACAATGTTCTGGGCGCTCACCTGGATTCTGTATCAACCCGACCAAAACCTATACCACGTCATAGACATTGAACGATGCAAACTCACCGCCGAAGACCTCCTCGGCTACAACACCAGCACAGGTGAATACACAGGCATCATGGAAGACTGGCAGGAACGCTCGTTCCGTATGGGCTACCCCATTTCCCACTGGGTAGTAGAAATCAACGCCGCCCAACGCTTCCTTCTAGCGCACGACTTTGTGCGTAAATGGCAAACCCGTATGGGCGTAAACGTCGTACCGCACACAACGTCCCGTAACAAACTGGATGAGAAGATGGGTGTGGAGGCTTTGTTGCCGCCCCTGTTCCGTACGGGCGCTATCCGTTTACCTCATATGCGTGGCAACTGGAAAACACTCGCAGCCGTAGAAGAACTAACAAAGTGGACTCGTGACAAGAAATCAGGTACAGACATTGTGATGTCTATGTGGATGGCGGCTTTGAACATTCCGAACCTGTCACAGTTCAGGTTGCCTCCCCGCCAGTGGCGTCCCTCTTGGATGTGAAATGATGTATAGTTAGTTCGTCATGGCAATTACCGTAGAAGAAATCCACCAACTCTACAAAGAGCGTGTAGTAGCACAAGGTCCTGTATTGGCGCAGATGCGTAAAGTTAGGGACCACGCCAACGGAGACATCGTTGTACCGTTGAACGAGTTAGACCGCAACGCAGTCTCATCTGTCGCATCATTATTGACCCAAGGTCTAGACCAAATGTCTACCCGTGTTGCTTCCACAATGCCGATGCCTTATTTCCCACCATTGAAAGATGGGCAAGAACGAAGCATGAACATTGCTCGTGACCGCAAGAAAGCAATGCTTTCCATCTGGGATATGAACCGTATGAACATGAAGATGCGTCGCCGTAGCCGCCACCTTCTCGCATACTCCTCCTCACCTGTCATTATCAAACCAGACTTCAAAACACTCACACCTAAGTGGCACGTCCGCAACCCGCTTGATACCTTCCCTTCTTTCCGTGACGACCCAGACGACCCAGTACCCGACAACGTAATCTTCACCTACACGAAACCAGCAAAATGGTTGATGGATAACTACGCAGGTCAAGTCATCGGCAAACTCCGTATGGGCAAACTGTCCTATGACCAGACATTCACCATCCTTGAATACGTTTGTGCCGACGAAATTGTTATGGCTGTAATCGGTACAGAGAAAAAGGATTGGCAATCAGGAGCCGAATACCAAGGAAACGAAATTGTAGAACTGGAACGTATCTACAACCGCACAGGTATGCCACTTGCTGTAGTGCCACAACGCATCACCCTTGACCGTCCCCGTGGACAATTTGACGGGATGCTCAACACCTACTTCACTCGTGCCAGACTTCAGGCTCTCACCGAAATTGCTATTGAACGAGGCATCTTCCCTGACGAATACCTTGTTGCCCGTCCTGGTGAAAACCCAGAAATCATGCAGGTAGCAGACGGAAAACTTGGACAGTTAGGTGTTGTCAAAGGTGGCGACATCCAGCAATACCAAATCAACCCAGGCTACAAAACAGACATTGCGTTAGACCGTTTGGAACGTCAAGAACGTTTAGAGGGTGCTATCCCTGCCGAGTTCGGTGGCGAATCAGGAAGCAACATCCGCACAGGACGCCGTGGCGAATCCATCCTGTCAGCCACCATTGACTTCCGTGTACAAGAAGCACAATCAATTTTTGAATCATCATTGAAAGAAGAAGACAAAATTGCAATCGCTATTGAACGCACCTACTGGGGTAAAGAACCCAAGTCTTTCTTCCTGTCTGGTTTTACTGGCGGCAAAAAGGATTACACGCCTGAAAAACTTTGGGAAACAGACCATCACTTTGTTTCTTACCCTGCTTCTGGTTCGGACGTTAACAGCCTTATTGTCGGGTTGGGACAGCGCCTTGGAACTGGACTGATGTCTAAAGAGTCAGCCCGTGAAGCCGACCCGTTGATTGCCGACCCAGAGTTGGAACGTGACCGCATCGTCGCTGAAGGAATTGAAGCAGCCCTGCTGTCATCTATCCAAGCACAAGCAGCAGACCCTAACGGTCCATACCAACCAGATGACTTGGCGTTCATCGCTGAAATGGTTGGCACAAACAAGATGGGTCTTCCTGCCGCTATTCAGGCTGCACAGAAACGAGCGCAAGAACGACAAGCAACACCAGCACCTATGGGCGCACCTGAAACAATGCCAGGTCTTGCACCACCAGGTATGGGCGCTGAACAACCAATGGAACCGCCAACGCCAGGTGGCGGCGGCATAGAAGGTCTTCTCTCGCAACTAGGTGGTGGCGGTATGCCACCAGGTATGGGAGGACCACCAGCAGGAGCAGCCGCAGCACCAGGAACACCTGGCTCGGTACTTAGTCTTGCAGGACGTTTAGGAGGGGCATAATGGCTGACTACCCAAATCGCAGTGACCTGCGAAACCCAATGGCAAAAACTGCTGCACCAGGACAAACCTACGGTGAAGCAGCAAAACAAATCGCATCACAACAGGCTGTACCTATGGGTGCGTCACCATCAGATGTTGCCGTTTCATCTGCTGCACCATCACAACCTGGACCGATGCCAGGACAAGTAGTGGACATGGGTGCAGAAACAGAGTTCCCAGACCGAATGATGAACAACAACTTCAAGGCTCCATCACCACAACCACAGTTCAACTTTGGCGACCCTATTATGGATGAGTTACGTCAATTGTATTTTGTTAGCCCTAATGAAGACCTTGCCCGACTTCTTTCAGCATACGACAGGTATTTCCGTTGAGACTAAATGACATTATCCCTGGCGACTCTGAAACAGATGTTCTCAAAGGGTTGAAAGATTACACAGAAAAAAACCAGCAGTACGCATATACCGCACAGCAAAAAGACCAGTTTGGCTATATCAGTGACAGAGCAAACAAAATTGGTCGTATTGCTAAACTTGCACCCCATCTTGAACCAGGTGTTGTACAGGCATTAGCAGACGCTAACGCTAACGACAGTTTGATTGCGAAGATTGGTTTGGCTGCTATTGCTGTTGAAGCAGATAAAGCAGAAAAAGAACGTGAAGATAAAAACAAAGGTTTATTAGGAACCATTTGGGATAAAACAAAAGTTGGAACACGTTGGGCTGCTTCTACAGTCCAATTACCGTTTGACATTGCAAACAACCTGCAATCATCTTTCTCACGCCCTTCTGAAATACCAGGTAAAGGCGAAAAAGAAATTTTTGATTTACGCAACCCCTTCCGCCCAGGTTGGTTTGCAGCAACCGAACTCGGTTCAATGATTATGGAAGACACCAAAGCGGGAGAGGGTATTTTCTTTGGTGGTGAAGCAGCACAGAATCGTGAAAAACGACTTCAAAAATTTGCGGGTGCAATCCCACTAACCGTTGAAGCGGGCGCTTCTGAAAATACAGCATTTGAAGCATCACCAGACCAGATTCATTCTGTTGCAATGCAAATCCTTGCAAACAAAGATATCTCTTATGAAGAAGCATTGGATGAAGCAAACCGTCTAATTCGCTCTAACGCATATATGAGTAATGTTTTTACTAACACTTCTCCTCTTATTTGGAACTCCAGCACATTAGGTGTTTCCACACCCACCTTTGAATTCAGCGATGTTGGTTCCGAAGAATACGCAGTAGCACAAGTAATGGCAGGTTTAGTTTTAGGTGCCGTAACTCCAGACCCAACCAGCCGAATCTGGCGAGGTATCAAGTCGGGAATCGCATACGCCCGTGGAATCAACTATGTAGACGACGCAGGCAACCTACTAGGAGACGTACGCAACATCGCACAAAACGCCGATGAAGCACGATTCATGGCAGATACCGACGCAATGGTTGTTTTAGCAAACGACTTTGATATCGCATCATTGAACGCAGCAGACGAAGCGATTGAATTAGCAACACCACAACCAGGTGTTTGGTACCACGGAAGCCGAAGCGGTCCCGTTGAAGGCAACAGGTTTGTTGATATTGACGACCCACGCTACCCATCGCCAGAACATTTATTAGTAGGACCTGGGTTTTATATAACGGAAAGCCCGACTATTAGTCAATCCTATGCTCGGCGTCCTGGAGCAACAACCCCTCTGTCCGCAGAAGAAACAGAAATTTTAGGTTCTATCCCTGGCGCTATGAGTGATGACCTTCTGCAAATGGGTCTAGCAGATGACGCACTAGGACGTAGACCAGCAGAACCTCCTGCTGCTGTATATAAATTTGGTGAAGTTGAAGGTTCCAATCCAAGACTATTTGATGGAGACTTCGGTCTTGGAGAAACATTGCCTGGTGCTACAGCACCACAAGCAACAGCAGAAGAAATTGACAGAATCACAAGATTCTTTATTGACGACACCGATGACGGTAGACGCTTAAAAGCAGCATTTGAGGGTGATGAAGGTCTATCAGCAATTTTTGAAAAGTTAAATATTGAACAATTAACCCAAGGCTCTTTTAACACGCTCAGAGACAGTATTTCTAGAAATGGATTTGTAGGCTCTAAATGGCAATACCTTAATGTTGGCACATCACAAGCAGACTTAAACGAACTGTGGTTTAGAGAAATTTCAAGAAATCCAGATTTGGTTCAACAAATCAAATATGTGCCACCGTCTGTTACGGCAAACAGAGTTGCTGATGCCGTAAATGATTTTGTTGTTACATACCGCCGAGCGCCAGAATCGGTTGAAGAATTGTCTGGATTTATTTCTTCCCAAATGCCTCTTGATGAATTTTTGTATGGACCAAGACAAGATTCATTTGACTGGTTTGCTTCTAAAGGTCTTGATGATTTGTTTGATGAATTTTTATTTGAAGTTCCAGGACGCAAAACAAGAAGTTCTTTGGGTTCCGCTAACGCAAATATAATGCGAAATCGCCTTTACAGGTCGGGCGCAGCACGAACACAAATTATTGACATCGCAACAGAAAACATTTTCTTTGCTCGTGGCACTATGGAAGAAATGGATGCTGCAAATGCGATATTCCGCCAAAGTGCAGAAATGGCGGGAACACTATTTACAAATTCTTTGACAAAATTCAATGATGATGTAGAAAATCTTTTTATTCGTGCAGGTTTGACACCAGATGAAATTGATTTAGTCCGACGTTCAAATGCTGCGATGAATATGGTCGCCCAAGAATCAAAAAATTTATTTTTACCTGGACGTGGCGTACAAAAAACAGACCTTTCCGTCGCTACATTTCTAAAAAATGAAATGGGAATTGATGGATGGACCCATATGGGTGGCGGTAGATGGGGGTCTGCTGAAAACACCCACAGAGTTCGTGTCTATTTTGACCCAATGAAACACCTAGACATCACCGACCCTCTCACTGGAGAACGTCTTCCTATCAACGAAGCCATCAATAAGATGCGTGAATCTGGTGAACTTGCTGAACGTGCAGGTGAAATTCGTTTACAACTAGACAAAATGAAAACAATGCTTGAAGCGGGTGCGCTTCCTGGGTATGGTCAAGTTGTTGACCCAGCACAATTCAACACGTTCTTTACACAGTCACGAGCAGGACGGTTCGCCGTTGACCAAGTGTGGAAAGTTGTAGAAAAATTTGACCCAGCAGCCACTTCAAATCTTCAAAATAGAACTGCTTGGTATGAACTTTGGAAAATGTTCAAAGGACGCATCCCACTTGAAACAATGGATGAAATACTAAAAGCCAATTCAAAAACAGAATTACTTGGCGTATTGAACACAAAAGTAGGTTTTACCCCTGGCTTGACAAATCTCGGAGACATTGATTTTAGTCTTAGTAAGACAGTTTCTAAACTTAAAGAAGTGAGCCGTGTAGATGTTCTTCTTGAAAAGGCTGATGAGTTCTTCGGACCTATAATGTCACGCTCACCAAAATCTAAACACCTAAACATTTTTGGTAGTGAACGTGAAAAACTTCAAGCACTGCAAGACATTGATGCTTTCCTTGAAACTGCTGTTCGTGGGTCGGTGAACGCAAAAGTCGGGGCGGTTGTTCCATCCCGTGTTCGTGAGCAAATGGTTGCCGAGTTCGCAGAAGCAATGATGAAAAACGATAAGAACGCATTGTTTGAAGCGAGCAGCAAACTAAAAGAAATCATTAAAACAAGGGTTTTAGCGGAAACAGGCGATGCAGCACAAGCAAACCTAGCCGCCGACATTTGGCAAAAAAACTTTGACCAGTCATCAGGGCGTGGATTCTTCAATATGAGTGATGAAGGGTTACGCACTGACAACGGCTATGCAGCAGCACTATCAGAATCGGGTGAGCCTGGTTTATACGGTATGGAACATGGCGGTCCAGGCTTATTAAGCGAACTTCTTTCATCACCACTAGAACTACCAGACGTACAAGAACTACGCCGCATCACATCAATGCTGGGTATGTTGACAGGTAAACAAGGTCTACAACGTTTTATCAAAAAAAGCGAACTCAGAACCAAGGCTTTACAAAAGTTCGGTATTGACTTAACCCAAAAAGACCTTGACAAACTTGGTGAGTTGCGTATTCCTTTGCGTGTAACAGAGTTCCTCATGACTAAAGTGTGGAAAAACTCCAAGAAGTTTTCTCTTGCCTATGGGTTGCGTAACACTATGGAAGCGCAGGCTCGTCTCGCATTTGCAGGTAAAGACAATATTTACACCCACCCTCTTGACCATCTTCTTGTTTCAACACACGCACGAATCCCAGACGACATTGCTTTAGGAGAAGAATTCAACCCTCTAGGTTGGTCAAACCTTGGCAAAGTTCACGAAGAAGCAGGCGAAGGTTACCGAACAATGCTTGGGAACGCATACTACGGTTCCGACCAAGGTATGGACATGATGCAATCACAGTTCCGTATCGGTGAATTTGTTGTATTCAGCAAAGACAACCCTGCTGACTGGGCGCAAGCAGGAGGATACGAACTACGTCAGTTGTTCAACGACCCTGTAGTCAGTCGTCTTGCTAATGGTGCAAGCCTTGACGACGTAATGAAATGGTTGTACAGCGACGCTGACGACGCCAAGAAAGCGTTGACAGAAATTCAAGACACCATGCGTAATGGTGAACTTTTCTATAGTTCATGGGGTGAAGGCAAGGCTATCCCCATTGACCCAACACCAGCAAACGTTCGTATTCGTGTTGAAAAACAACAGGCTATGCGTTTGAGTGCCAAAACAGGTGGCGACCCAGAACTTATGGAAGTTGTTTCCAAAGGAACAATCAAAGGTGAAGATGCTTTCCTACCAAACGGTCAACCCACTAAGGCTCTTGTAGAACATCTCGTTGAAAATGTTGACTCTGACATCTACCCAACGTTCTATAAAGGCAGAGCAAAGGCTGGTTCGCCAAGACTGAAAGCAGCAGAAAACTGGTTTGACCACGCAACAAAAGTTTTCTTTGATGGTCTTGTAGGTAGAGCGCATAACGTTCTTGACCGTTCCCCACTGTGGCGTCGTGAATACACCAAAGAAGTTTCACGTCTTGCACCGTTGCTTTCTAAAGAAGCAGCAGCAGAACTAAAAGACATCCTTATGAGCCGTGTTGAATACTACAACGAAATGGCTAAAGCCAAAAACCTTCCTCGTAGTTTCACATTGCAAGACTATGTTGGTCGTGGTGTGGACCCAGATGAACTACTTGAATCACTTGATAATGCTGGCGGCTGGATGAGCCGTGATGAAATACACGTTCTTGCAAACGGGTTGACACTTGACAAGATTGAAAACTTGTTGTTTGATGCGACAGCCCGTAACTCTGTAACCGATGCCGCACGAATTGTTTCACCATTCGGTGCTGCTTTCGCTGAAGTATTGAAAACCTGGGTAAAGTTAACTGCTCAAAACCCAGATAAAGTTTTGAAATTGGGACGCAAGTTTGAAATCCTTGCAGGTACAGACCAGCCAGACACCCTGAAGAACAAGGGCATTATCCACAAAGACCCCGTAAGCGGGCAATACTTTTATTCGTTGCCGATGTCACGACAAGTAGCGACATTCTTCAACAAAATTGTCGGTGAAGACACAGGTAGTGAATACAGTTTGCAGGCACCAGTCAAAGGTTTGAACATGGCGTTCAACTTCACACCAGGGTTCAGCCCTGTTGCTGGTTTCCCTCTTGGAAAATTGCTGTACGAATCACCTAAGTTGCGTGACTATGCGGCGTTCTTCTTGCCTTATGGTCAACCTAAATCACCAACAACACCTAGCGAATATCTTCCTGGTTGGCTATCAAAAATTGTGAACGCTTTTGTTAACGACCCCAAATCGGGTGGTGTTTATGGAGATACATTGTCGGACGTTATCCGCACCGAAGCAGCCACAGGTAAATGGGATTTGTCTGACCCTGAACAACGTTCCGCTTTCCAACGTGACGCCGAAGCAAAAGCAAAAGTATTGACTATCCTTCGTGGTATCGGTCAAGGTTTGGGACCTGCCTCACCAGTTATTGAATCAAAAATCAAAACACAAGGCGGTAATGTTTACGCTTCAATGTTGACTTCTGAATTCCACAAACTTCAATCAGAAGACTATGACACAGCAGTAGAGAAGTTCCTTGCTTTGTATGGTGATGAAGCGTTTGTGTTTATGGCTGGTAAAACTAAGCAGGTTATGACTGGCATTGAGTCGTCACGAGAGTTCGCTAAATGGGAACTTGATAATGCTGAACTGTTTGACACACCATTTGCTAATGTTGCTGGTTTCTTTGGTCCGAAAGGTTCAGAGTTTGACTGGGCTGCATACAACTACCAAATCAACACTGGTAAGAAGGAACGTATCCCTGCTTTGCCTACACAGTTAGAGTTGGCTGAACAGATTATGGGTCTACATAAGTACCGTAAGATTGTTGAGTTGGCTGGACCTAACCCGAATGAAAAGGTTCGTACTGTTCTTGCACAACAAAAGGCTATTTTGCAGAAGGAATATCCTGGTATGTTGGCTTTGTCTTCTTATGATGTTGAGAAGTTCAAACGAACATTGTCTCAGTTGCGTCTTGCTACTGAGGACCCTCGTTTGAAAAACAACGAAACAGCACAGGCTCTTACCCAGTATTTGAATCTTCGTGATACATACACAACATTTGCTAAATCAAATAATGTTGGCTGGGATTCACCTAAGTCTGCTGGTCTTCGTGCAGATTTGCGTTATCGGGCGCAATTCCTTATCAAAGAAACACCTGAATTTGGTCGCTTATTTGACCGTCTTCTTCTACCTGAATTGGATAACTAATGGCTACACGAAAAATACCGACACAATCTATGGATGAACAGATGGAACCAATGGCTCCTATCGCTCAAACTCCTAGAGCGCCAATGGCTCCACGTCCTCAGAACGAAACAACACCTTCTACAACTGTCCCACCTGATTTGACGACAATGACCCCCGACCAACTACAAGCGTATTTTGCGTCTTTAGTTTCTGGGTCGCAAACAGGAACCACAGGATTGCCTTCTAACTATAAACCTCCCACCCGCAGATGGGTGAACAAAGCAGGCAAAGTTCAGGTTTACCAAGGCAACCAACTTATCAACCTGACCACTGGCGCACTATCGCCAATGTATCTCATCAACCAAGACCCAACAGCAATCATCGCCAAAAAGATGACACAGGAAGGACCACAAGGACTTCTAAAGTTTCTCAAAAACATCCAGTCATTAGGGTTCTACCAGGGTGGACGTGTAGGTAACGGCACATCCGACAACGACATTTCTGCTGTAGCAAACTTCCTTCGCTACTCCAATATGCAGGGATTAGAAATGAATTCTGCTCTTACTGTGGCACAGAAACAAATCCCTGGCACATTCCGTATTGACACAGGCGGTCCAACAGTAACGAACGAAGCGGACTTACGGGCTGTGTTTGAATCTGTAGCGATGTCCACAATTGGTCGTGGTTTATCTGATTCACAACTGAAAGCAATGATAACTGCGTATCAACAGCAGGAACGTTCCGCAGGGTACGGTGGGGCTGCCGCCCCAGCAGCACAAACCTACGCATCAGATACGCTCCGTTCCAAGTTCAAAGGTGAAGCACAAGACTTTCGTGCGATGAACGTGGCGGATTCTATGTTGAATATCATTAGGAGTTCATAATGGCAAACGATGTTAAGAAACTAAAAGCAGCGCAAGATAAAGAGTTTTTGAATTTCAAAGCGAACCAACTAGGCGTTAGATACAAAACGGTTCAGGATTATTTCACCGACAACGGCAAAGTAAACTCATCATCTGCTGTATACAGACGGCGTGTTGCCGCATACGGCACTTACTCAACCGAATGGAAAGCCAACCTCAATCAAGCGGGTGTCCAGTCAGGAAAACTTCTTCCGACATACCAAACCCAAATTGAAAAAATGTATCCAGAGTTGGCGGCATATATGCGTCAATACCCTGAACTACAAAAGATTTTCCGTGATGCCGTCACCTCGCCAGTACCCGTAGCGGAAGGTGTACTGAACGCCAAAATGCGTGGCACCTCATTCTGGCAAACATTGACAGATTCACGAGTTGCGTGGGACACCGCCACCGATGCCAGCCGTGAACAAATGACACAAGAAACATCCGTATACATCCGTGGTATCGGGCAACGTGCAGGTGTCAATCTTCAAGAAACAGACCCGAAAGTCCGTGACTTGGCTGTCAAAGCAAAACGTGAAGGCTGGTCTGAACAAATGATTTCAGATGCAGTAGGAGCAATGCTTGTAGCAGACGACGAAGATGTTGTTCAACTTCGTGCTGGATTCTTAGGTACACAAGTAAACGACACTCTCAACAACTACGGCTACCCAGGTCGTGCCACCACCCGACAATCATTCGTGAACGACTGGGTAACAAAGATTGCCACTGGCGCAGAGTCAACAGAAACGTTACAGACCTACCTGAAAGAACAAGCAAAGGTGTGGTACCCATCATTCACCGCAGAGTTTGAAGCAGGCAGAACTTTCAAACAGGTAGTTGACCCGTACGCCCGTATCGCTGCCAGCACCCTAGAAAAAGACCAAGAATCCATTGACTGGTCAGACCCGTTGTATTCGGTGGCTTTGAACCAGGGTCCTGAAAAGCAGAACTCCCCAATGTCTTTTGCTGATTGGACTAAGAAACTTCGTAGCGATTCAGCCTACGGTTGGAACAACACGCAGCAGGCTAACGATTTGGCTATGCAGGTGGGTTCTTCTTTGGTTCGTGCATTTGGTAAGGTTCGGTAATGCCTGACGCAAGAGACACCCTCGCTTCGTTCCTCCGTCCATACGGACTGGAAGCACAAGACGTAATTGATGCTGCCTGGACTTTCATCCAAGACAACCCCACCCTGGCTGATAACAGTGACCTGTTGATTTCAGCCACCCGTAACACCCAGACCTATAGAAACAGGTTTGCTGGTAATGCTGCCCGTGTCCGTAAAGGTATGTCAGAGTTGACTGTTGGTACATACCTCCAGTATGAGGAGGCTTACCGTAGAACTCTCCGTCAGGCTGGTATGCCTCTAGGGTTTTACGATACAGAACAAGATTTCGCTAACTTCATCGGCAACGACGTAGACCCAGACGAACTGACAATCAGACTAGACCGAGGGTACAAAGCCGTCACCCAAGCAGACCCACAAATTGTTTCTGAACTAAAACGTCTTTACATGGTGGACGACTCAGCCCTGGCAGCGTTCTTCATTGACCCAACCAAAGCACGAGACTTAGTTTTACGCCAGTCAGAAGCCGCCCAGATTGCCGCAGCCGCCCGCCGCCAAGCCAACATGGGGCTTACAGCCACCGAAGCAGAACAACTTTCCATACAGGGTGTCACCCCACAAGAAGCACAACAACAGTTCGGGGCGCTCGCACAAACACAAGAACTGTTCCAATCTGTACAACCAGGCGAAGAAGAAATCAGCCGTCAAACACAACTTGAAGCAATCGGTGGAAACGCAGCAGCAGCACAACGCATCGCAACACGTCGTCGTCGTCGCCAAGCAGAGTTTGAAGCAGGCGGTGGACTAGCCGAAACACAACAAGGTGTGACAGGACTACGCACAGTCGGACAATAGTGTGTTATAGTGACACCTGTAGACCGATGGTCAAAACCTGTGGGACATCCCCCGATACCACAGCGTACATAGGGGTGCAAAATCAAATGTAGCCACCACATACCTCCGATGTGGTGTGGACTCTAAGGAGAGTGCCATATGTCAGAGTACGATTACGACGACGAACAGTCTGAAACCGAAGCCCGTAACCCAGTTCGGGCAAGGATGAAAGAACTGGAGAAGCAACTTGCAGAAGCCGAAAAGCGGGCGCAAGCAGCCGAACAAGCCGCAAGGAAAGCAGCGTTCTTGGAAGCAGGTTTAGACCTGAACAACAAGATGACTGAATACTTCATGAAGGCTTACGACGGTGAAGCAACTCCAGAAGCAATCAAGCAGGCTGCTATGGAAGCAAATCTGATTAGCACCCCAAACAACAGTGAGGAAACTGCTGCATGGAAGCGAACCGAACAGGTCGCCTCTGGTAGTGGAACCGCACAACCCCCAGTTGATTGGTCAAGGCGAATCAATGAGGCGTCTTCTGAAGCCGAAGTTCTCGCAATCCTGGCTGAAGCACGAGACACCCTCTAACTTCAACCCGTAAAGGAAAACCAAAATGGCTGGAGAAACCCAGACCTCATCCCTGTCAGTAGACCAGACAGCGTTTGACCGCATTGCCTATTTCGCATTGCGTTCAGAACTCTTGTTTGACCAGGCTGCTGACGTTATGCCAACCGCACAAGCAATGCCTGGTTCGGCTGTCACATTCACCATCTTCAGCGACTTGTCGCCTGCAACCTCCACACTCAACGAAGTGACAGACGTCACCCCAGTTGCATTGTCGGACAGCCAGGTAACAGTCACCCTCGCTGAATACGGCAACGCAGTTGTCACCACCGCAAAGTTGCGTGGAACGTCCTTCTTGGATGTTGACGCATCAGCAGCCAACATTGTTGGTTTCAACGCAGGTGACTCAATTGACCGTGTTGTTCGTGACGTTCTTGCTGGCGGCTCAAACGTGTCGTACGCAACGGGCGGCGCAACCGACCCATCAAGCCGTACAACCATCAACACCGATGACTTGCTCACAGCAAACGACGTCCGCAAGGAAGTTGCTCGTCTTCGTGCAGCCAACGTAGCAACCTTCAACGGTGCATACATGGGCTACATCCACCCAGACGTGTCGTACGACTTCCGTTCAGCAACCGACGCAGCAGCATGGCGTACCCCCGCCAACTATGTAGACCCATCGGGTATCTACAACGCTGAAATCGGAATGTTTGAAGGTGTCCGCTTCATTGAGACGCCTCGTGCGCCATTGTTCGCTAACGCATCAGACAACGCTGGTGCAGCAGGAAACATTGACGTGTACGCAACCCTCATCATGGGTCGTCAGGCACTCGCTAAGGCACACTCCATCACCGATGGTAACGGCGCAACACCAAAGATTGTTCGTGGCAACGTCACAGACCTTCTCATGCGTCTTCAGCCTCTCGGTTGGTACTGGCTCGGTGGATACGGACGCTTCCGTGAGGCAAGCCTCCGTCGTATTGAGTCGGCATCAAGCATTGGTGCTAACGCCTCCTAATAAAACTGAACCCAGTTTGGCGAAGCCCCCTGTCAGAAATGGCGGGGGGCTTTTGCTATCATCTATCTATGGCTGTGTTTCGTCCACCAACAGATGACTTCGTATATTGGACAGACCT